GCTGTACCGGAATAGTGATCGTGAAAAATTTTGCTTTTTTTTGTGCTTAAAAAGCCGTAATAGCCTTATTTATTTCGCCGGCCGTTTGTCGGAACCGGTTTTTTGTATTGGAGATAACGCGGCCTTCCTCTTCATTCCATTTTTCCGGTTCAATACTATACCCTACCCGAAAGTCTACCCGATACCCGGCATAGCAAACACGCATACGAATAGGGCGACACTCTACCAATACACCCCCTACCTTTTTGGGGAATAGATTAAATTTAATAGTCCGCTTCATTTTGAAAACATATTACCCCGGCCGGTTAATAACCAATCGGAAGAAACGGAATACTTGGCTACCAAATAATAAAGGGCTTCTATTTGTATAGACTTATAGCGGGAAACTTTACCGGGCCTTGGGGTTACTCCGTAAGTAAATCGGGTTTCCCGATAGCGGGAAGCACTTAACCCGGCTTCCTTGCAAAAGGATTCCAAAGCGGACAAACGGCCCAATGAAACAAGGGCTTCTATCGCTTGGAAGAAACGGCGGTTTACGCCATCTTCGATAGGGGTTATTATCTTAGGCTTCTTTACGCCCATTTTCAAAGCTCATTAACATCATTTCGAACGCCGTCTTTGGCACTATGGCAGTTTCCGCGCCGGAAATAAACGCCGCTTCCAAGGCATTAAACACCGCTTCCGGCATGTCCCCGTAATATTTGGGTTGGTCGTAGTATTCGGATACTTTTATTTCGATTGTTTCCGGTTCCATTATGCACAGTTATTTTTATCGAATTTTTGATTTTAGGCACTTTTGTACGTTGGGCGGTAGAAAGTATAGCTATATATACTTGCGTTGAAATTTGGGGCATTTCTGCCCGTTTCCTATAAGCGTACTATGAAAAGCCATACTATTACATAGCGCAAACGTACTGCAATGCTTTATTTTTCGCTTAGCTTTTCAATTACAGATATAAGTCGGGCTATTTGGCTATCCTTTTCTTTTATCATTTCTTGATAGCCTTTTTGCAGTTCAATCAAACCCGCAATATCGTTAGTTGTAACTTGGTTCCCGTTGCCGGCAACGGCGGTGTTGTTATTTCCCGAAATGCGGTTTGTATTATCTCCGTTCCGCATTGTGCCGTCGCCGGTAAGTAACCACATGGGATTAAGCTCCGGGAATTTTTCGCCGATAGCCTTCATTTTGTCGGGTTGTATCGACGTTCGTATGGAATTGACATAGGAAACAGAAACGCCGATTTGCCTACAAAATTCCCGTTCACTAATATTTAGGGTCTTGATATATTCCCTAAGTCTTTCTTTTACACCCATATAGCGAATTTTTAGAAGGTTGTCTAAAAAATATTTTTCATTTTTACGCTGCAAAACCTTGCATATTACACTGCATTGTTATATATTTGCAACGTGTAACATATACGATTGCAAAGGTATAATAATAATACGCTTCGAGCAAATAAACGGCATAGCAAAAAATACCTAAGCAATTTAAGCGACAATAGATTATGAAGTACGATACGACATTTATTAACCGAAACTTCCTTTTGAAGGTCTACGGGATAGACAGCGAAAACAAAAGGATAAACCGCCTTGTAGGGGTTTCCGGCTTGGTGGGGTTAATCGGCGTAGAGCTTACCGAAAAATTCATTACCCGCGCACTTAACAGCAAGAAAGATAGCGTAAAATGCCGCCTACGCAGAGGATTACAAATAACACTATATTTCAAATAGAAGATGAAGAAGACAGTAATAGTTAATGGCAAAGCAAAGCGTATAGAATTTTCGTACGCGATAGGCGAAACTATTTCGCTAAGCAATAACGAGGTAATAAAACCTTGGGGACGGGTTACGGAAAGGGTAACGGTTTCTAAACTAACCTTTACGATTAACGGAAAGACCTACGAAGGAACGCGCACCTTTAAGGTTGCCGGCGGCCCATACTCGGAAACCTTCGAGTTCGACGGGAATAGCTTTGCTTCCCATAAACAAGCAATTGAATACATACTTAACAATATTGAGAAATGAGCGAAACGACAATTTACAAAGAAGGATTTAACGCCGGCTTTATGCAGCTTCGGCAAATTGACGTAGAAGCCGCCACAAAGGAACTCTGGCAGGCGTTGGGGATTAACAACCGCAACACTTTCGCGGCTTACAAGTTCGGACGTATCGAACCCAAGGCAAGCCAAGCCGTCGCCGTCGAATTGGTATTTAGGAAGTACGGCGTTACGACTAACATTTGGGGGAAATAGAAATGAGAGCCGAAGCAGGACTAACGCAGCGCGAAACCCAAATAGCCGAATTATTGGCTTGGGGAGCCGCAAAAAAGGAAGTGGCCGACAGGCTTTCTATTTCGCCCCGGACAGTTGAGAATACCGCCCGAAATATTTATAGCAAGATAGGAATACAAAAGGCTACGGAGCTTTGCGTATGGTGGTTCTGCACACATTGCGGCGTTTCCTTCGACCTATCCCCTATAAAACGGACAATTATAGCCTGCTTCTTCCTTGCGATTATTCTACCGTATGAAATGTACGCACAAGGCGAAACCTACCGACTATTCAGAAGCCGCAAGGTTGCCGAACGCATGGCGACACAAAGAACCGGAAGACGGCAGGAATACGAATTAGATTTTTGGGAACTATAAAAGGCAAAGGCTATGAAGCAACTAATTAAAGAATTGTCCCTTTCGGGATTGACGCTAAAACAGAAGGCGATAGTATGGTATTTCGTTATATCGTTTTGCCTTCTTGCAAGCACGGCGGAAGCCCCGTTTTGGTTCTTGTTTTTGGAGGTTGTCAACTTCGCTAATGCCGCCCGCCTTATAAAACGGGTTCCGCTACCGGAAGACCCACAAGATAGTTAGGTATGGCAGACTTAAATACAAGACTTATAGACCTTACGGCGGGGGGATTATTAGAGCTAATGGGGAAAGGACAAAGCCCCCGGATAGAAGTAGACGTTACCAAAGACCCGAAGAAAAAATACGTCTACGGCCGGGCAGGGATTGCCGAACTATTCAAATGTTCCAAGACTACCGCCAGCCGCATAAAACAAAGCGGCTTAATCGACGGCGCATATAAGCAGGTCGGAAGGTTGATAATAGTAGACGCGGAAAAAGCCTTAGAGTTGGCCGCAAAACGAGCAAAGAAAAGTAACAACCGAAATAAATAACTTGTTATGAACAAGAAGGTAACATTAAAAGAACTGACCCTTAAAAACTTTAAGGGTATTAGGAACTTGGCCGTAAAGTTCGGCGAAGTAACCACCATTGCCGGCGCAAACGCGACAGGTAAAACCACCGTTTTCGACGCTTTTACTTGGGTGCTTTTCGGCAAAGACAGTAACGACCGTACGGATAGCGGGAAAGGCGCATTTACCGTTAAGACGGTCGGCCCGGACGGGAACCCTATACTTAAATTGGAACATTCCGTAACGGCTGTTTTAGACGTAAACGGCGAAGAAGTAACCCTTACCCGCACCCTTACGGAAGATTGGGTAAAACCGCGCGGCAAGGCAGAAGTAGAACTTAAAGGAAATACTACGCATTACTTCTGCAATGGCGTAGAAATTAAAGCGGGTGCGTTCCAAGAGAAAGTAACGGACATAACCGAAGAACAACTTTTTAAGTTAATTACGAACCCGGCTTACTTCCCTTCGTTGGATTGGAAAACCCAGCGCGAAATATTGCTGCGCATTGCCGGGGGCGTAACATACGAAGAAGTGGCCGCCGGCCGCGCCGATTTCGCGGCTATCCTTTCCCAACTTTCCGGTAAAGATTTGGCGGAGTTCAAACAAGAAATAGCCTACCGCAAAAGCCGGATTAAGGAAGGTTTGGAAAAATGCCCTATCGAAATTAACGCAATAGACAGCGTTACGCCCGAAGCACCGGATTACGAAGCCTTGGAAGCTGAAAAAGTACGCCTATCCGCCGAATTGGAAGAAGTGGAAGCGGCTATTACGGACTTTGCAGAAACAGCCCGCAAACACTACGAAGGGGTGCAGGGAAAACGCAAAGCGATTAACGACCTTCGGAACCAGCAGCAAGATATAATTTTTCGGGCAAGGCAAGCGGCCCAAAAGGAAGGTTACGAAAAGAACGCCAAGCGTAACGAGGTTAAGACCAACTACGAAATAACCAAGCGGGAAGCAGAAAATTATAATACCGCTTCGGAAAACGGCCTTTCCGATATTCGCTATACTATTAAAACACTTACTTCCGAAATAGCGGACTTATCCGCCAAGGTGGAAGCCAAGCGCGAAGAATGGAATACGCGGAACGCCGAAGAATACAAAGTAAGTACCGACGGCCTTATTTGTCCGATATACGAAACCTTATGTTCGGACGCAAGCGTTTTGCGTATGGACGCTATCGCCAAAGAGAAGGCGCGGGCCAAATTCGACGAAGCTAAGGCCCGCGAACTCGCCCGGATTACCGAAGAAGGCAAAACGCTAAACCAGCGAATAGCAGAAAAGAAAGCTCGGTTACAGGAATTGGAAGCCCAACTTTCCGAACGTATGGAAGCTATCGCCGCTAAGAAAGCCGAATACGCGAAGAAGTTACAGGACTTGGAAGCGGAAATAGCCGCCAACCCGGAAGTAACCGTATCTACCGACATTATCCCCGAAGACTTACCCGAATGGAAGGAGATAGAAGCCCGGATAGCCGAAATATCCGCTACCATTTCGGATATACCGGCGGCCGATACTACCGAGCTTACCGCCAAGAAACGGGAACTTACGGCCCTTTTGGACGAAGTAAAACAAAAGCTAAATATTCGGGCTACCATTGAAAAGAACGCCGCAAAGAAGGCCGAAATATTGGCGCGGGAAAAGGAATTAGCCCAGCAGCAAGCAGACTTAGAAAAGCAGGAATTTACGATAGACGAACTTAATAAGGCCCGAATGGACGAAGTAGAACGCCGGGTAAATAGTAAGTTCCAAACCGTCCGCTTCCGAATGTTCGAAGCCCAGCTAAATGGCGGCGAAACCCCTACTTGTATCGCAATGGTAGACGGGGTTAAGTACGCAGACCTTAATACGGCCGGAAAGATAAACGCCGGGCTTGACATCATTAACACGCTTTGCTTGTATCACGGGGTAAGTGCGCCGGTATTCATCGACAACGCCGAAAGTGTAAACCAACTATTCCCGGTTGCTTCCCAGCTTGTAAAGTTGATTGTAACCACCGACAAAGAATTAACCATTATCCACTTATAAAAAATTAAAGTTATGAAAGAGAACAAAGAAAAGCGCGAGTTCGCGCGACAGTTGGAGCAAATCTCCGAAACGCTTACGCAGGCGGTAAAAAACAGTGAAGGCCGGGCCTTTATCCTTATCGGCACGGACGTTAAGGACAATAAGGACGGCGAAAGCGAGAATGTGCAGGGCGTAATAGCAGTAGGCGGTGCAGGAAGTCAAGTAATAGAGGGATTGGCGAATTTCTTCACCGAAAAACAAACCGCGCCGCTTGCTGCCGAAGCTATGGAATTAGCGACCTTGAAGAAGTTAAGCCGACTTCTTGAAACCGAATAACAACAACCTATAAAAATATGAGTTATGGCAGAAGAAAAAGGATTGACCGTAATTGACGAAGCAAAGCGGAAATTCGAACTTGCCTGTAAGGACGCTTCGGCCTTGCAGATTGTAAACAACTTCGGCGCGGCATTTACCGCCGTAAACGTAATTGCCCTTTTGCGCGAAGCCCTTTCCGACGAAGTAATGGAACGTGTATTTATGCCGCTTATGAACACGAAAGTAGGCTTTCTTACCGACCGCAACGGGCGACCGCGCAAAAACGGAACGGTACAACCGCTTTACACTATTCCGGTTGTTCGGGACGCGATTATAGACGCGGTAAGTATCGGGCTTCTTCCGACCGGCAACCAATTTAATATTATTGCCGAACGAATGTACCCGACCAAGGAAGGCTATACGGCCCTTCTTCGGAAACTCGGCGTAAAATACTTCATCGACGTATCATTTGACAAAGGCCAAACCGCCGGATTTGCGGAAGTGCCTTGCAAAATCAGCTACACGTACAACGGAGAAAAAAACAGCTTCGGAATAGTGGCTACCGTGAAGAAGGACGATTACAGCAGCCCCGACCAAATCCGGGGTAAAGCCGAACGACGCGCCAAAAAAGCCCTTTACGAGTATATAACCGGTTGCGACTTCGGCGACGCGGACGAACAAAGCGGCCCCGTTGAAGACGTGGAATATAAGGACGTTACCCACGAGGTAGAAACCGAAATACAGAATAACGCCAATACCGGCGGAACACTTGATTTCGGCCAAGCAGAAACGAACGGAACCAAACAGCCACTTAAAACACCTGGATTCTAATATGAAAGTAATTTTTGGTATTACCATTCTGACGGCAAAGGACATCGACGCAATGAACGCCCGGATTAACAAAGCGGCGGACATGGCGAAGGTGAGCGAACAGAGCGTAGCCCAGCAAGACAAAGCCCTTATTCGATTTTCGGGCAAATTCGCTACGGCTATGGACTTCATCGGCCGGAACCTTCCGCTAAAAAGGAAGCGTAAAGCATTTCGCAAAATCGTAGAAGCGTAGTTACAATGGTTCTAAAAGTATTAGGCAGTAGCAGCCAAGGAAATAGCTACATATTGGAGAACGACCGCGAAGCCTTGTTATTGGAAGCGGGCGTAAGGTTCGCCAGCGTGAAGCAAGCGTTAGACTACAATATAACGAAGGTTGTAGGCTGCCTAATTACCCACGAACACAAAGACCACGCAGGCTACATTAACGAAGTATTGAAAGCTACCGTACCCGTCTACGCTTCGGCCGGTACAATTGAGAACACCCCAATAGAAGGCCCGCGCCGCGCGAATGTTTGCAAAGCCGGAACCCTTTTTACCCTCGGCGGTTTCCGAATTATTCCTTTCGGGACTAAGCACGATTCCGCCGAGCCTTTGGGGTTCTTCATCAATCACGAAGAAACGGGTAATATCCTATTCGCTACCGATACCTATTACTTGCCTTGCAAGTTTGCAGGACTTAATAACGTATTGATAGAATGTAATTACCGCTTAGACCTATTGGACGCGAATATAGCGGCCGGGCGCATTCCCGCCGTTGTTCGGAACCGTACGCTAAAATCGCATTTAAGCTACGACCATTGCGTACAGGCGTTACAAGCCAACGATATAAAGGGGGTAAATAATATTGTTCTTATCCACCTTTCCGACGGTAACAGCAACGCCGAACAATTCCGGGCCGGAGTGCGAGCCGCAACCGGTAAAACCGTACATATAGCCGAAGCGGGGCTAATAATCAATTTCGACAAAACCCCCTTTTGATATGATTAAAGGATTTGACCAAGAAACGCAGCCCTTAAACGATTACGAAATGGGCGTACTTCTTCCGCTTCTCGTACGGGGGCTTAGGACGAAAATAGGGCGCGAAAATGCCGTTACAAACAAGCATATCGTAAATACCCTTAAAGGTTCCTATAAACTAAACGACGCACGGGTAAGGAAGATTATAAACCACATAAGGACAAACGACCTTATACCGGGCTTAATAGCCACTTCCGACGGGTATTTTATCGCCCAAAGCGAAGCGGAACTATTGGAGTACGAAGAAAGCCTAAAAGGGCGTGAAGACGCTATTAGGGCCGTCCGGTTGAGTATTGCGCGACAAAGGCGAATACTTTACGAGCAAAAGAGGGAAGAAAAACAAAGTTCACTTTTTAACAAATAACAAAATGGCAAAAAGATTTATAGATACCGACCTATTTAAGAAACGATTTATAAGGGACTTACCGCCCGCTTATAAATTGCTTTGGGTGTACCTTTTTTGCGAGTGCGACAACGCCGGAATATGGGAAGTGGACTTAGAGGTAGCCGGGCTTTATTGCGGCGAAACGTACGACTTAGAGGATTTCGAAAAAGCCTTTGCCGGAAGAATCCATTTCTTCAATAACGGAAGCAAAGCGTTTTTACCCGAATTTATCATATTTCAGTACGGCGGGGTATCGAACTTAAACCCTACGAACAACGCGCATAAATCGGTATTGCAAAAACTTGAAAAATACGACCTTATACGGGTATTGAACGAAGGTATTACCCAGCCACCGCAAGGGCCGACGTTAGGAGCTGGCAAGCCCCAAGGCAGGAGCAAGGCAGCCCCTAAAATGAAAGGCGGTAAAATCTTTCAGAAGCCCACCTTAGAAGAAGTTGCGGCGTATTGCCAAGAACGGGGCAACGACGTAGACCCGCAAGCGTGGATAGATTACTATACTTCTAACGGTTGGAAGGTGGGCCGCAACTGTATGAAGGATTGGAGAGCAGCGGTTAGAACTTGGGAGCGTAACGAAAAAGGGAATAGCGGAAATGGACGAAAAGGACAGCAGACAGGGGCCGCAACGGGTGGACTTAACCCGGTTCCGGGCGGTACTTCAAAGAAAGGCTTTACCGGAACGCTTTAAGGTTGATAAGTACCCCGAAGACGTGCCGGCAATGTTGCGGGAATGTTATATAGCCGAAGTTATGCGGCGGCGTATGCAGTTCATCGACGACGAAGCGACCCAAAGCCATATAGAAAAGGCGGCAAAATGGCTTACCGGTAATTGCAAACCGGGGCTTCTGTTATTCGGAACGGTAGGTAACGGTAAAAGCACCTTAGCCCGCGCGATAGGTAGCCTTATCGGGATTTTGTACGAAAGTGCATATTTTGACCAACGAAAGACGGTTAGGACGGTATCGGCCTTAGAACTTGCAGACATAGCAAAGAATGAACCGGAACGCTTTAACGGCATTAAGAAAGCCGAGCTATTAGCTATTGACGACGTAGGTACGGAACCTTCCGTAGTGAAGGTTTGGGGAAATGAAATTAGCCCCTTTGTCGATACGATTTACTACCGGTATGACCGGCAGCTATTTACAATTATGACCAGCAACCTAAATGCGGAAGACTTGGCGAACAAATACGGCGAACGTATTGCCGACCGATTTACGGAAATGTTCGATAGAATCCCGTTTATAAACCATTCTTATAGAAAATAATAGCCAACATGGAAAAGATATACATTTCGGGACAGATAAGCGGCCAGCCAATAGAAGAAGTAGCGGCCAAATTTGAAGCGGCGGAAACCATGTTAAAAGCCCAAGGTTACGAGGTGGTAAACCCGCTTAAAAACGGTATTCCGGCTAATGCCTCTTGGGAAGCCCATGTAGCTATGGACGTTCTTCTACTTATGGGGTGCGACGCTATTTATTTGTTGCCCGATTGGGGATTTTCCAAAGGGGCTACACTTGAAAAGAATTTAGCCGAATTGACAGGTAAGACAATTATTTACGAAGAAGTACCGACCTTTCAGAACATAAAGCAGGCAATAGCCGAAGGCATGGGCGTTGCCTTCTACGATATTGTAGGCGAAAGTCGAGAGCAAAAGCACGTCTTTGCCCGCATGATTTTCGCCCAGCTATGCCGTGAAGAAGGGGCGACGGTGGTAAGGATTGCAAAAGAGATGAAGCGGAACCATGCTACTATTATCTACTACCTCAGAAAGTACCCGGATGATTACCGATATACCCCCGAATTTAGGGCTTATGCAAACGCAGTCAAAGCCCACCTATCAAAAGACTAATTTTCCGCGAAAGCGTCTGACTATAATACGAAATGGACAACATTAGATTACTATATATAGACTTGTTTTGCGGTGCGGGTGGAACAAGTACAGGCGTAGAGAAGGCCAACTATAAGGAGCGAAAATGCGCGAAGGTTATAGCTTGCGTAAACCACGACGCGAACGCCATAGCGAGCCACGCGGCCAATCATCCCGAAGCGCAGCACTATACGGAAGATATGCGAACCTTGGACTTACGCCCATTGGCAGAACATACCGCCGAAATGCGCCGAATGTACCCTATGGCGAAAATTGTACTTTGGGCTTCACTTGAATGTACCAATTTCAGCCGTGCCAAAGGCGGCCAGCCTCGCGACGCAGATAGCCGCACCCTTGCCGAACATTTGTTTAGGTATATAGAAGCCCTTGCCCCCGATTATATCCAAATCGAGAACGTAGAAGAATTTATGAGCTGGGGCGATTTGGACGAAAACGGAAAACCGATTAGCAGGGATAAAGGGCGGCTTTATACCAATTGGGTAGATAACGTAAAAGCCTACGGGTACA